CATCAGTCGAGCGTGTTCAAAACTCCACTTTTGTTCGGTGATGATAAACACAGGAAGAATTTCTTTCTTTTGAGCATCCACCGCAGTTTTAATCATCGCAGTTGTCTTACCCGTGTCAGAGTGACCCAAGAACATATTGATGTGCCCGATCGCAGGACCAGGAAGTCCAACCGCGTCCAAGAACTCTTCACCACAATCGAAGAATCGTTGTGGTTTGTACTTAGCAGAAGTTGAGAACTTCTTCTTTATAGAACCGAAGTCATTTTGTTTTTTTATTGCCATAATAGAAAAAATAAAAAATGGTGCGGGCATTGTCCGCACCATCAAGATTAGAATGGTAGATCTTCGTCTACAGGTGAGTTTGCTTGTGGGTCAACATATGATGAGGAAGATGATCCACCAAAAGATTCGGTTGCGGTTTCATTATTTTCATATACATAACCACCCTTTTCAGTATCCCAACGTGGAACTTCACCACGAGCGATAGCTTCCAAATACTCAACGGGTTTTTTGGAGTAAACATCCAACCAAGTCATTTCATCGTCAACCCACACTTTCATGATCTTAGGATCCTCATGAGTAGGTGCTGGATCATCATACATAATGGTTGATACCGTGGTGTATGCCGCTCCCTTAGGTGTCTTCTGCTTTGTGAGTTCGATGATCAAATCACGACCTTTTTCAGGATCAGTGACATCACCCTTATTTCTCCAAATAGGGATGATCTTGTCCAAGATACCTTCGTTCTTGTAGTTGTGTTTGAAACGCCAAAATTTTACACCATCTTCCTCATGGTCACGATCAATAACCTTTACGATGTAAAACTTACGAGATTTATATTGTTTAGCAAGTTCCTTATCAGACTCTTTACCAGTCATCATAAGTTCTTCATAAACTTCATTCAAAGGAGAACGTTCGTTGTCGTTTTTACCTGGATCGTAAAACTTTTGCCACTTACCACCAACTTGAATTTCGTGGTACCAAGCTTCTTTGAATGGTGAACTCCCATCTTTAGTTGGGAGGATACGGACACGGCGAGTGCCCGAGTTTGATTTGTCATCCAAGATAAGAGCGAAGTATTTCTTCATTCTTTCTTCTGAAGACATTTGGCCTTGTCCACCACCTGATGAACGTTGTGCCTGTTCGTATTGTGCAAGTACTGCGTCTAATGAGCTCATAGAAAATAAATGTTAGTTAATAGTTGATACAAAAATAGTTCAAATTTGTTTAATAGTCAAATAGGAATTAAAAAAGGGTCGTGGTTTCCCACAACCCTAATAATAGTCATTTTTTCATAAAAGTCAAAACTTATACTTTTCATCTGTCGGCATAAATGTTTTTTTAATTTCTGCCGGATTGATGTCCTGTACTTCGTCTGACGTAAGTATGTATTCGTGTTTACCTCCTTTTTCGAAATCTTCTTTCTTGTCTTCGAAAAAATCTGTAAGTTTTTGATTAAAAGGTCCTGAGTCTAAAGATCTTAGTTCAAGTTTTTCTTGTGGGGTCTTCTCTCTGTACTTTTCAATTTTTGTTTCGATCGAATTCAATCTGTCAATAACTTGATCCATTTCCCCCAATTTTGATTCGAGATTAGTAATGTATCCAAACAAGGTATTAAAATATTCGTCTTGTTTCTTTTCCATTTTTTCTTGCGACTTCACCAAATCGGTAACCTCAAGTTCTTCTTTTCCTTCAGATGAAGTACCTTCGTCGTCTATCTTTTCAACTTCTGTGTCTGCTTCAACGTCTAACTTTTGAGGAGGTCCTGCGGGAACTTCTTCAACTGCGGGGACTTCAGCTGCTGCTGGCGCTCCTACAGGAGTTTCGGGTACATCGATAGCAGGGGCACCCGCCTCTTGCTCTGTGATATACTTGTTTATTCTGTGGTGTCTCTCAATTTCCTTGAGAATTTTCTTATCGATACTCATCTTCTTAACCGTTTAAGAGTTGTTTAATTCCTTGTGGAGTCTCAACACGAACTCTTCTGTTTGTAGTGTGTTGATGTCCGGCTCTTTCGATAAGTCCATCACGTTCTCTAACAACGTAACAGTCCCCTGTGTCTAAATCACAAACTTCTTTGGTGCCATCACCATTATCTCTTTGAGAGATTCTGGCTTGTTTACCCAAATATTGGTTTAACATATTATTTAAATCCATAATAGTTTTTTCTTAATAAATATACTATTACAACGAATTAATCGGAATATAATAAGTAAAAGTGTATGGTGTGGGTGTTTGAACAGTTACCAAGAATGTTATTGAGTTTTGTGATTGGGTAGCTATTAACGGTAGAGAATCATTGTACCCATTTTGGTTTGATATAAATGTTCCACCTGTGGGTCCAACTACAAACTGAGCAACCTGTATTATTTGTGATCCGTTTCTAATAGTAACCACCGCAGGATATGAGTTTTGTAAAGATGCTGTGGTCACAACAAAGTTTCCTGTTAATACACCTTGAGGACCATAACTTACATTAAATGTTGCACCGTTTGTTTGACTTGCGGTTAACAATGTTTGTCTGTCGGGAGTATTTGCCGGTCCAACACCACTTCTACTTGGGGTTGGGGTCGGAGTCGGTGGTAGATTAGATTGACTTGATCCAGCTATAGTCCCTCTTGTCGGTGTTGGGGTTGGTGTTGCACAAGTTGGTGTTGCTGGTATATTACCCTGACTATTTACACTGGGTGTTAGTGTTGGTTGAGGTGGGAACAAAGGTATTGTACTTGTCAGTTTAGGAGACATTCCATCCAAACTCGTTTTTGCTCTTTTGATTCTATCTGTTGTTTGAATTGTCGTACCCTGACTGTTTCCTCTCTTGTATGGAAAGAGTTGTAGATAATATGTCGAAATAGATTTCTGCCTAATATTTGGTAGTGCTGGTGACAACTTATCTCTAAGGAATAACATGTAATCTTCAACGGTGGTAAAAGTTGCATATGGTAATGATAAACTTGAACCACTTTCTGTTTTTCCTATTTGACAAGTAAAGAATCGTCCAAAGTATCTCGAAAGTTCACCATAATCGTATGTAAGAACAATTTGTCCGTAGTTGTTATTATAAGCCGTGAAGTTACCTTCCTTGAAGGATGCCGTGTAACTGAATATGTACATTACATATTGTAAGTCTGTATTTGACGTCACATTCTTAATAGCATTCAAGAACTCTATTTCAGTCAGTTTAGTTTGAACACCAGCGATTGATTCAAAACCTAATGTTTCTGTCGAGTAAGGCTCAACCACTTTCGAAACACACGCATTCTGAGCAGCAATACTTGTTGTTCCTTGAGTTGTATTCGCATTGGCTCCTTGAGTTGTGGTTGATTTTCCGTCTTGTAATGCATTGTCCTTTCTCTGAGTAACAACTTTTAAAATCTTTTGAAGTAAGTTTCTGTTTATACTCTGTAAGTAAACATCAATAACAGGGAGATTGTATACACTTTGACGAATACCTTTAAACTTTGTTTGGAACTGTCCGGGTTGGATCGTATGATCGACCTCTATGATCATGTATGAACCATTGAACATTGGAACGTGTCTAAGGTTGAAGTACATTGTGGGTTGGATAAGTGCGTTACCCAAAGCAACAACCTCACACTGATAACTCATGTTTTTGTATATGTTATACAGTGAAACGTTTTGTGTTGCCGTACTTCGACCAGATGCACTATCCGACATCAAGTTGATTTGTTGAATAGACTCTGAGGTTGCCTTACCACCGTCTTGGCTAATATTGAATGAGTAGAATATGTTCTGACTTCTTATACCAATATCTACGTTGAACCCAACTACTTTATTACTCATCACCTTATCAACATCCTTATCATCATATGACAATGGGTTAGTTGTGTCTCTAAGGTCAAACGCATCACTTCTGAACAGATAGTTTTTATTATCTTTCATATCCAAATAACTCGATGGTCTATCAGTATAGAAACAAATAAGTTTAGGTCCAGCATTTCTATAATCCAAAGTCAGAAAAGTTCCCCACATGTTATTTGCAAAGTCAGTAACACTTTCCTCAGGACTTTGGTTGTTGATATTCTGTTGGTTGTAAAAATTGACGTAAGCCGGCATTGGCATTACAGAGAAGTTGTTTTGTGTGAGTATTCCACTAATGAGAAGAAAAACACTCATACTCTGATTCATTGTATCAGGATCGATAATTGTCTCCATTTCAAATATATCGATAATAACTTGATCACCAATATTTTTTGACGCTCTATCCAAAAACATCATATCTTCAAACAATGTGGTTTGTGTGTTATCATAACCCGCAATCCACTTATCGTTCAGAGCTTTAAACATCTCATAGATTTCTACTTTGGGTTGTTTTCCATCCATTTGAGAGTTGATTACACCCTCAGGAACTTGCGAGATGTTCGGTAAATTTCTTTGGAAAATATTGATGGTGTTATCTAAGGTAGTATTATAGAAACTTTCATTGTCATTAATGTAAGCACTCAACTGACCGGCAAAATCTCGAGCGGTAAGATTTGGGTTAGATAACTTTTCAGTCGCATATTGTTTTACCAACTCACTTAACTGAAACACGTTTTGTTGTGTGAACTCAATATTACTATCGACAAAGAAATCAGTAATAAAAGAACCACCATTATTATAAACTAACTCAGGTATCGTTGAAAATCCGACATCCAAATCAAGTTCAGCCCACGCCGCAGGATTTGCCAGTCGTGATTGTTGTACAGTTAAAGTACCTCCGTTTGTTGGTAATGTGTTTGTTTTATATGAAGCAAACTGTATTGGATCCGCAACTTGTAGTTGACCTGTTACATATGAGATATAAGAGTCCACAACTCTTCTCCTATACCCTGTTGGATTTCCTACTCTAAGGGCAACATCGAAGTCAAGAAACCCTTGTAATTGTGGCATTACATTCGAATATTGATTCTCAATAATTTTATTGAAAAAATCCTCTTGATCGGCATATACACTTGGGATTGGAACCGCCATCAAACTTCTAAACAGAGATTGGAAGTTTTTATAAACCTCATTCAAGTCTTGTTGTTCTTGGGAGACGAGTTCATTTACTGATGTAATGATCAACGGATCAGTCTCACTGTTGTTTGGTTTGTAGTTATTTAAAGATTGTGCAAAATTTAAAAACTCAGTTTCCATTTTGTCAAAAACTGCTCTTTCAAAAACCGTAAACATGTCATCGAACTTTGAATAATTACCATTGGTCAACAACCTAAAGGCGTCAACTTTACCAACCGTAGGGATTAAGTTCATGTAGGCATCAACTTGTGGTCTTACAATAATATTATTATTGAAATAACCATAGTTTGGTGCTTTCCAAAAGGTTCTAACAGTTCCGTTGTATAAAGAATCGTTAAATGAGAGTTCTTGGGTTAGTTGACCAGCACCATTGAAACACGCTTCATTTACTTCATTGAAGTTAGAACCAAACGAAGGTAAAACAAAGTAGTTTACTCTCGGGGTGGTTGGTGCGTCATTACATACTAACTTACCAGGCTCTGATGGTTCTATTGAACTTGGGACTAAACAAGAATAGGTTGTGATATCAATAGTTCTAGGTTGACCCGCAATACTTGAGGTACTTTTGAATATATTCGAATCACTTAGGTTTTGTATTTTTAAACCTTTTGATATCGCCTGATTTATTTCCCCATCCGTATATTGTGTGAATAGATCATATCCATTCAAGAAAAAGTTGAAATCATTAACAGTCTTTGGATAAAATCCAACGTCCATGTTTGTTATTTTTACACCATCAACAACAAACTCATCTTGTAGTTTTATAGAACCGATTGTTAGATTATAAACTTTTGTCACATCCGAGTTACTCGGATCATAGTTATTTGCGTAGTTGTAGTTTGTCCAAATTGGTGATAGGATGTCTGTTTGGAGAGTTCCACTTTGGATGTATGTCTTGTATCTATGCCAAATCGACCCATACTTTAAAACCCAAGCATATGGCATTTTGTGAACCGCACCAAACTTTCTAAAACTCGCAAAGATGTAGTCAAGTTGACTAACCGCATTTATATTATCAGGGTTTGATGATGATAGAGACTTATATCTTTCTCTAAATGTGGATAAAGGTAAACTATTGATAAACAAATATGCGGCTTCAACATATGGATTTGAAGATCCTTGTTTTTGTTTATTAACACCATATTGTATTGCATTCACCAAATAAGGTGTATTTAACATCGATGTTGTAACCGTGTTAGGTAATCTTGTTCCATCTGTGGGAACAATACCTTCAGTTGGTAAATACACGTTTCTTTGTGCATAGAACGAATTAAAACCAATACTTGGTGAAGGTGATATAGGTTTCTTGTATTCAAAACTAACAACAGGTCTTATTTGAGTTTTGTCGGTTGGGTCCTCAAAATTTGTTATTAAATTTTTTGGTTTGTAAAACTTATAAGTTTTTGTTGTATTAAATGTTTGATTGACTGTTGGTGTAAATAAGTAGTTATTAAGGTTAGTTGTATTCCACAATAAGTTCGTATACGGATATGTGTCTGTTATTATTGGAATATTCGTTGAGGTTTCAAGTAACAACTGTTCAACAACACTTGAGTTAGGGAGATTACTGAATGTTGATCGATTAGTAGATGTAATAGTTTCTAATGGTAAAATCGAGAAACTATTCTGTGTGAAGTTTCTTATGTACGGAGTTACGAATATGTCCCTTATGAATTCTTGATAAGCTAATCCCGTACCTTCATTGGAGTATTGTCTCAGTATTGTTGGGTAAGTAACTGAGTTTAGTGGTGAGTTTTTAAGATTGTATGTAAGTTGTGGATTACTTATACCGAGAGATGAAACAATGTTGTTCGCCTCAGTATTCGCAATGGCTTCGATTATTGAAGTTTTAACCGCAGAGTTTGATATTCTCGCAAAGTTTGTGTAGAAAGAATATAAAAACTGTCTTTCATAAACTTCATAAAAAAATCTTAACTCCTCTTTGTTCACATATGATAGACCCACCGCGGGAAACTGAATCGCATTTAGGTTAAGTCTTGTCGTCAAAGCAACTTCATTGTCCTGTGGTGATGGAACTACAGGTGGTAATAATCTTTGAGCACTACCCTTAAAAAACTCTTCAACAAACTCAACTTCAGGCCACTTGTCATATAGATAACCTTTTGTTAGATCAACAATTGCGGGGTCACCTGGATATGCTAACTCATACTTACCTTTCTTAGGATCTTCGTTTTCAACAAATATTTGAGGCCAAGGGTAAATTGGTATTTCAGCATTTTCTAATGTTGTGTTTGACACATTCGCTGCATATGGAACATAGTCTTTACTGTCACTGTTCAAAATTGAAGTGTCAGTTCTTAATACTGCCCGTTTTCTTATAGGATCTTCTCTTACTTGCCATGCCTTATAATGAACCTCATCTATTAACCTGATGAACCCTTCTGCGGATGCCATGATTACGGCCATGATATTCCTAACGGAAGGAATAAACCCTAAACCTGCACTGGGTGAGGATATCGTTTCTTTTAATTTTTGAGTAATCTCGGTTTCAATGTCGTTAAGTTTTTTATCTAACTGACTCTCCATAGATCTGAGAATATTATCAAATCTATTTTGTCCAACAAAAACATAAAAGGGTTGTTTAATTTCTTTTAAACCATCGGGTGTAACTTCAACTGTTATTGATAAATTTTTTAACTCATTTGATATAAAACTTGTAACCTCTATCTCCGTTGGGTTTACTATATTTAACTGAGTTCTCATTGTTTGAACCCAATCAATTTGGTCAAAAGTTACGTCAGGTATTACAACGGTATTATATGTTATAGGGTTGTCTATTTGTAAATTTTTTCCTCTTAACTCACCAAAAGTACGATTTTCATCAAGTCTTGTATTATACTCTGAAATGATTGCTTTAAGTTTACTAACCCCCTCATCTCTACCTCCTTGATCCAAATCCTTTTTGAATCCATAGATTAAAGAACCCGAATCTTTTAAAACATAAGGTTTAGGGTTTAGGTATTGGACAAACCACGAGATTTTATCTCCACGTACTTTGGAAAAGTATTGTCTAAGATACTTTCTATATACTTGACCATCTGTTAAAGGTTGAAAGTCCGCCTTACCTTTATAAACATCTAAAATGTCTTGTTCAAGTTTTTGTAACTTGTAACCAAGTTGGGCAATTGTGTATCTTGGAAAACCTTTTGGAATGAGTCCTTTGACCTCATACTCATCATACATTTCTTTGATTTTCTGATATCCTCTTGAAGAGACAACTTCCTGTGAAAGGACACTGTCACTAATATCAGAATCACCACCAGTTAAACCCTGATTCAATATTTGACTTTCTGTTTCACCCCTACTTGTTTCGGTACCAGTAAAACTTGAAGTAACGTTGTATGTTGTGGTGTACATGTGGGGTAATGCAATAAGAGTACCCAAAGAAATCTCATTCAGTATATTGTATTTATACCCAAAAAATTGACAAGTGATCTGGTAGTTACCACTGAATGAATTGAAATCGGCGGTGAACTTATGAAGGTTTAACTGATATCTTATTGCCTGACCATAATAACCTTTGAGTGTAAGATAGAATACTGGATATGGTAAGTTGAAAAACGCTGCGTATGGGGACTGATCCCCTTGTTCAAATAAAGCCTTACCTTGAATGTCTTCCATTCTGATAATAACTTCGGGTACAAATGACATATTCGTTTTTACCTCGATCGCTGTCATCCCTAACAGTCCAGGGTCTACCGTTCTCCCTCTTTCATCTGAAACCACAGATTGTTTATAGAATTGTTTACCATCAGTAGTATCAACAATAGTTTCAAATTTTTGTAATCTTGCATTCTGTGAAGTCGCACCTAAACCAGTCAAATCATCATAAAACCCAACGTTCAAAAACTCATCACCATTTGGTTTTAAAAAATTGATTTTTGCCAAAGAAATTGTACGGATGTTGTCCTGTGGATTACCACCAATAGCAAGTTTTGTCCTTGGTATGATTTCTGCCTCCAAGTTAGCGTACATCACCAAGTTTTCGTGATCTACGAGTCTTTCCTCAACAATTTGTCTTCCGTTAGTACCTATTTTAGTTGTTTTGTTTGGATCAACTAAAATAATATTATTATAAGCGGTTTCAACATAGATGTTTCCCGAGTTGTCTGCTAATGAGTTACCTGCCATAATAGAAGAAGTGGTTCTCTACCGTTGTTTTATAGTCTTGTAAAGAAGTTACTAAAGGATATGGAATACTCAACACTGCACCGTCATAAATGTTATTTTCTAAACCACCAAACTCAGGGTTTGCTTGAAGTATTAACCAACCAAAAAACGGGGTACCATAATATTCTTGAGAAACCTTGTCTAATCTACTCACCGCAACTTTATAAACATAAACCTTGTCGGAGGGTTTTCCATTTAGTGTGACAAATGGTACAACTGTTTGTTGTCCATTTACTTGAAACAAAGTATATCTGTTGTAGTACTGAAATGCCATTACAAGAGTTGTACTTTACTGGTTATCACATTTCCATTAGCAACACCCCACTTTGAGGTATCATTGTCGGAGTTGTTCTTGAGACCCAAATTCTTGATTAGTTGAATCTGCGCGTTAGTTGGGGGTGGTGTTAATGTTAATCTATAAGTTAACACTCTTTTCTTTTCAAGAGTAAATGGCGTGTAGATCAAGTAGGTTGGTAGTTTTTCTTTTTCGAAGGCATTCATAAATTGTTCAGTCACTTGGTTCTCTTTGACAAAGATCGGTCTCATTTTTGTCTTCCAATAAGCATCAAACTCAACATCGATTGCGGTGTTACCGGGCGTTAACAAGTTAGTTCCAACAATATTACTGATGATTGCGTTTTTGAATGTTTCATATTGATTGTCATCTATAACATCTTTGGAAAGTATGTAGTATTCTCTCTTAACAGATTGATCATTCCACGCAATTTGTGATGTTGTAAATGGATAGAAAACGTCTTGAGCTAATCCGTCAGCTTGGTTTTCAGGTACCGCGAAATAACCCGAATATTTATCGGATCCACTAGTCCAATCAAATTTAGTGAATATTGTAGTATAAAACACTTGTAAATCTTGAGCAACTTTTTGAATGTCTGTATTCATTTCAATCCATGTGTTTGTTATTCCAACCGACGCAGGTGAAACATCTGTTGTTCCTGATATCGAATAAACAACAACATTACCGTTTGTTTGTTGGAATCCATCTGTTCCTTCACTTGGGTTGGTCACCTCATAGAAACTAACGGTATTTGCCCTTGCGAGTTGTTGAATGTATTGAGTCTGAGTTTCTGTTATACCTTGGATTATTGTGGATAATGCACTAGCAAACTCATTTTGTCTTTGTTTAACATAGACTGTCATATTGTCTTTGACTTGTCTAATAACTTTTTTATTAAAGTTTTTACTTGGATCGCTCAACCAAACAATAAAGGCATCATTTTCGTTTTTGATGTCATTTAAGTAGTCTGCAAATACTTTGTTAATGACAGTTTCAAAAGATGAAGGTTTACCGTAAAGTGAAACGTTTGAACCCGTTCCATTGGCTAGTACCGCCCCGTCGACGTACCTTCTTGTAATGGCAAACGATTGTCTTACCGCATTGTTATACTGTCTTAGAACATCTTTATTCTTTGACACAATAGTATTGAAGTATGTCTGTGTACCACCAACCAAATTAGTCATAAAGGATTTATATTCGATGGTTCCCGTTGTTCCTGTTTGTTGAATATCAGTAGTTAAAATTCTACCAATAGTTTCCAAGTTACTTTGAGGTTGGTTGTTTTCAACTTGGTTAATCGTTGGTGGTGGAACTTCAATGTTAAGAGCTTGTAAGAACTCTTTATCCAATATCTGATAACTCGTATCCGTTACGTCAGCTCTATCATCGTAAATTTCTGTATTAGCATAGTAGTTGAAACTCAAGGCATTTTGTAACTTGTCAACAGATTCTTTTAATCCTTGACCGCCAACAAAGTTGAATGAAAACTGTATATTCGCAATCATCGGTTGAACACCAATACCTTCAGGATTCAAATCCAACTCTTCGTATGAAATTTGTAAGTTTTCAGGAACAATTTTAGAATGCCAAAAGTCCCCCAATCTAAGAACCAAAATCGGTGGTGTACCAAATGAGGTATTAACCGCGTTGTTGTACTGTAAGGTTTGATTTCCTTGCTTATCAACAGATACGGTAGGGATTGTATCACCAGGTCTCATACACTGTTGTAGAAAGGTTAATCTTGAGTTTAACCCCTCAGGTGTCATTGAGTGAAACGCAGGGTGGAAGAACTTAAGTTTTTCTTTCAGACTATCATACACCATTGGTGTTTGTTCTTTGACCACTTCAAAATAGTCACACTCTGTCAAAAGATTTCTAAGAACTCTTTTGGTAATATTATCTCTAAGGACAGTTTCATCGGTAATGACTTGTTGGGTTACAGTTTTTCTATCAACGTTCGAACTTACTTGTTCAATAACTTTCGGATCTGTTGGGTCAACTCGAGAGGATTGTTTAACAGGTGAGGTATCTCTTAGTGTAATATTTTTAATGGCTGTTCTTCTACATGCCATGGCATTTACAGAATATACCTCAGCATTTGATTGTGCTAGTGAATCACCCACAAGTCTTGAGTCACATTGGAATGTGTTAAAAGATGATGTTCTACTTATTGGTGTTACTGTTGCACTTTCTCCGAGAGTTCTACCAGTGACAAGGTTAAGTCTTCCCGCACTGAGATACTGACCCAATTGTTGGAACCCTGTAATATATTCAACAACTGAAGTCATCCTTCTTTGTGACAAAGAAATATTATATGTATCACTGGCGGGAGCTGAGGCACTACTTTCTAATAGGACTTCAACCAACAGATACTGATTGTTTTTTAACTCACTATTGAGTCTAACCAACATCTCGTCCAATTGACTTTTATTATCTTCAATCACCTCTTTAAAGAATAACGCCACCCCTTCTTTATCGTTTGAGTTATTTTGGTATTCTTGTTTTATGGTTGATGATGTATAGGCGTTGTAGTAAATTTGATAGGGTTGTACAACCGCATCTGGTTTTGGGATATCGTTGTCGTAGTAATACGCCATCGAAATATACTTCTTGAAGTCACCCTCTCCTGAGTTTTGTGCGGTATTTGTACTTGTGTTAGTATTGTTACCACCGGGAGTTCCACCAGCTGTAGTGGAATCCACACCAGTTTGGATTGTGTTAGTAAGATATCTTGTCTCTTCAGTTGTGATATTTTTATACTGAATTTTCTTCTGTATTTCGAACAAGTCGTTTGGATTGATTGTATAATATCTCTGAGCTAACTCATATAAATCATACTTTCTACATCCGGCAAAAAACGAATCCAATATACCATCAACCCTTGAACGAGTTGTTTCATCCGACAAAACTCGGTTAACAATTAAGTTAAGAACTGATGGATGATCAACAACAATTTTCCACGACAATGAACCTGTTCTCGAAGTATTGTTGTAAGTGAACACAGGTTCAGGTCTTCCGATAAAGTCTGTTGTTTTAAAACCTGATCTTACACTTTCACTGTATGTTAATCCATATGGGGGAAACCACATAACTCTACCACCGTTAGGTCCTCTTTCACAAACAGGTAAGTCAGCCCAAGTGAAACCTGGTCTATTTGATGTTCTCCACGCTAAGTTCTCAAGTGAGAACATGTATTTTTTGGCATAACCATCAGGTCCTGGTATAAGGTTAGTCGATGCCTGACCTCCCTCCATTTTATTTGGAGCAATGTTCAAGTTATAAGTTTTATCTAAAATGGAGTATGCAAACTTACGACCTTCAGTTGTCATTCCATCGGTTTTCTGTAGATCGTTGTATTGAAGATAAGGGGTATCTTTAGTAAAAATCCTACAATACTCAGCACCTCTTTCTTGTCCAACTTCACCAATATATCTGATTACTTTTGAACCTTTAGTGATCTCTTTGTACCCATCATTGAATACTTTAGATACCTGATCTATGGCATTTCCAACGTGTTGTAACCTTCTACCACCTCTTGGTTGAGAGTCGATGATACGTTGTGTATCATCCATGATAGATCCTTGTTTAAAGGAAAAGTTAGTTGATTCTGTTGGTTGATATCCTGCTGGACTAAAATCGGGATCTTCAGATACCGCATCACCACCAGGTCCAACGTATTTACCAGCATTCCCTTTGAATTTGGGTGATACCCAAGTAAAACCACCCTCAACACTTCCTTGACTTATTAACGAATCGGCATTTGCACCTAATCTAAGTGCTTTACCAGGTCCTTCATAAAGTTCGGCAATCTCATTAGGTCCGTAAACAGGTGCCTTAATCTCCCTTCCAAACTGATCAACAGGTAAATCACCAACAGGAGATAGTATGTTACTCGGTTCGGTTTTAACGGAACCTATGTAATAATCACTATTCTGTTCACGAGCACCTCTTAAAACACCCGCAACTCTGTCAAATATAGTTCTATCGTAACCAGGTTTGAACTGGTTAAACTCGAGATTTCTGAAGAGTAGGGACTTTTGTCCCGTTCCCGTATTTTCCAAAAATAACTCAGAACCACTTTTGGTTGATCCTGCCAACCTTGCAAAAAATCTTCCTATCCCTGAAAACAAGTTGGCACCAGCGTAAGCACCGGCAATCTGTTGCGTTGTTGACCCTACTCTTGCGGGGGGTTGGAAGTAGTCACCAGGTATTGTTGAAAATGGGGCATAAGTTCCTGATAATCGGTTAATGATTTGCGCGGCACCACCCACCAAGTTTGGTGAAACCGTAATAGTGTAGTTAGGTTCCAATAGGGGAACCCTACCAGTTAAAAGTGCGTATACATCCTCACCTCCATTTACGTTCAGAAAATTTGCTCTACCGATAGTTTCTTGTTCTATCTGTCGTTGAATATTTTTTTGAACTTGTAACCTATAAAAACCCGAACCTAATTTTGCAAGGTATGAATCACTTGATAATAAACCGTTACTACCTAAAGGATCATTTTGTAGAAATAATGATATGGCACTATACGAAGATGGGTTAAAGTTGGGGTAAGGTTGTGCGTTTGTCGTTCTTCCGTTGTTTTGTTGGAGTATTTCTAAACTTGTGAAGAACTCCGCCGAATCTAAAAGTTGGTCTGTCGAAGCGTACGCATTTAATGGTTTCCATGCACCTTGTATACCAGGAAAACCTTGTAGTGCCGCTTGGTAACCTTGTCCTAACTTGTCGGCGTCATCATACCCATATTCACCCTCATTCGAGTTCGTGTTTTTAAGGGTATTCACATCTCTTACCTGAGTATACCCACCCCACTGACCATATTGATTTAAGGGATACAGGTTGTTTGCGAAGGTTGGTACATCAATCAGTGCATCAGGAGAGTCAACAGGGGCCAAGTCCCGTAGGATTGTTTCATAGTTGATTGGGGGGTTTGCACCTGTTGGTGATTTTTTATATGGCACCAAGTTTCTTACAACAAGTTTTTTTCTGAAAGTTTCTGAACTTGGAAAATCTAACGGACTTGGCATGCCTTTTTATTTATAAATAGATTTTATTGTATTTTCATCATTATTTCCTTAACGATGTATTTTGTTTTTTCATCTCTTCTTGAACAACTAATGTCATTTTCTGTTTGAACGCTTCACTGTTGATATAATCCGACAAAGCCTTCGTATCTAAACCTTGTTGCCCTTCAACCCTAATTGTGAATGATCCCCCAAAATTGACATTTTTATTTTCTGTTGTGGTTCTCATACCATCCACAGCCTTACCCCCAACATCTTGGAATTTCTTAAGAGCTGCCGCCATATAACTTTCTTCCGTAGATCTTGGACCACCCTCAAAATTTAAGTTATCCAAATATGTTTGGACTCTATTCGCAACCTCAGTATTTTCAACACCACTTTTCAATCTTTGGTAAGATTGCTCAAGAGCTTCTGTGTTTCCTTTACTAGCCTCTACAATCAAAGTTCTCAATTCGTCTCCAACACCTTCGAAGACCTGTCTCATTTCTTGACCTGAGGGAAGAGCTCCTTCCGTATAAGCACCCCCAACCGCAGTATCAAACAATCTTCTCGAAGCTTCACCTAACCTTATTATTCCTTCTTGACCCGCAAGTGAATATGCCAACTGAAGTGGTAATGCCTTAATGTCTCTCGCCATCAAATCAAAAGTTGATAACTGAGCTCTGGCAATGTCTTCCATCGTTTTGGGACGTGTTTCTTGTATTTCTCTAAGTCTTTCAAACTCATTTTGAGTCAAATCAGTTAGTTTCTTTTGTTCGAGAGTTCCCCTTTCATTTTGTAGTTCCACAAAATATTCTCCACCGGAACCCATTTTAGCCATGTTGGCGACTAACATTTTGTCTTCTTCCGACGCCTGTATATTAAAGTCGATTTCATTCAACCTTCTATCCATATCAGAGGCAGCCAAAGCTGTCTTGGTCATATTTTCAAAACTTATACCAGTTTCAGTTGCCAACTCTTTCATCAATCGGATACCTCCAGGATTAATTTTGAAAGAATTAGTTTTTTCATCAAAATATGTAAACTGTTTTGTCATTTCGATGATTGAATCTTGTAATCCTTGTGGGTCATTGATTGATTTATCCATCAAAACAAACGGATCAACTAAATCACCAGCGGCAACACCTAATCTTTGGAATGCTGACGCCATTTTGATTGCCCCGTCAGGATTCATAACATCTTCGGCAAACTTGGCTGTCTCTCTCATATCAAACCTCAGCATTGAGGCTTGAGCGGTCATTTTTGTAAGACCTATAACACCATCTTCAAAATTGAATCGGTTCATCATATCCATGTTACGAGTCATCTCTTGGACAACTGTCGTAGCATTTAAACCAATACTCTGTACATAAAGAATGGAATCTTGCAAGTTTTTACCAACTTGGGATATTTCAACACCGGCTTGTGCAAAATTGTTGGTGATTGTTTCTATATCGAAATCACCTAAAGCTTTAGACGCCGCGGTTAACTCTACAATAGTATCTGTTGTTGCAACAATATTTCTTCTAGATCCCGCAGCAATTGCGTTGATGGTGTTACCAATATCAGTAACTTCACCACCAACACGTATTACACCTGCAACACTATCAGAAACCGCTGTGGAGAACTCCGTAGCACGTAACCTACCCTCAGTAAAAGTTTTGTTAACCTTATTTATTTCATCGTAAAGACGTGAAACATTTTCCGTTAAATTAGCCGCGGTTGGTATGAAATCTTTCCAAGCACTAAACGCTTTACGAATTTCGTCAATATCTCCGGGTTCTTGAGCCATCTAAAGTCTTTTCTAATAAATAGGTTTTACGAGGTTTTTTAATTTTGGTTTTCCTCCAACCATTTATCAAGAAGATATTTACGCATAAATATTGGAATCTTCATAAAGTCGGAATAACTTATATGAAGAAGTTTTGATAGGTAATAAAACTCGTCTAATTGACCTTTTCTATAATCAGAAGAAGGGACGAAAAAAGTCGACCCCAAAACCTACATTCACTGTAAGTTTTTCTCCAGACGGGGCCAAAACAACTCTTTTTAAATCCAATCGAGGTTCATTATCGTTCATAAACTTTTTGATGAACTTTGAGTCTGCGATTGGCATAGTCTCAATAAATTTCGCAATTTCTCCTTTATCTTCGTTTCCGTTGATTGCGATTATCTCCCTTTGAAGTCTCCATGTTCTTCTTGGAACAGTTCTACCTTGTGGATAAGAATCCGCCATGGTACCGATCTCTGAAATCTGAGAGTAACTCAGAGGTCTCACTTTTACTGTTGTTTGAGACATAGGTAGTTGAACACTGAACGTTCCATCTTCAGACGGAGTTTGTCCTTTTATAATATTCAACTCGTCCAACCTAACATTGGCTTTGAATGGTTTTCCTGTTTGTGGATCTGTTAGGTTAAGTTCCATGTCAGGTCCAAAAGCGGTGTTTCTCAAAAATATGAGGATTGCTTCGATGTCACCTTCAATCATTTCTTCGGGACGTAAATCACTCTCAAATATTTTGTTTCTCAACAAATTGATTGTCATGTCAGTACCACCCGCCATCAAGATGTTTTCATCTGATGCGGTTAAGTACCCAACTTTGAGTGACTTTTTTTTATTCTTATAGAAAACTCCACCAGATGGTAAAGTAACCACGTCGTGTGGAACAGAGAAATCCTGTTGTGAGTATTGTTGTGTATTTTGATCCATAAAAAAACCGTAGAGTTTGGCTCTACGGTTAAAAATATTTTGTTTTAAAGATTTGTAAAGACTATTAGTAAATTAACACACAACGATCCATTCTCAAACTTGCAGTAATCGTTGCCAAGTTGTCTTGACTATAAGACAACTGATTGAAGTTAACGTCAGTCAAGAATGTACCATACATTATCCATTTTTCGACAACAACACCTGTTGGGTCTAACATCTCTAAGTCGATGTCTTTTTTATAACCCGCAGCATAACCCATACGACCTGTCACAGATTCTGCGTGTAGACGAACCCACTCCATAAGTGCCTGAGCCGCTGAAGGACCAATAGGATCACGGAATGTGACGGGAATAGGTTCCCAATTAAATCTTCCAGCAACAAAAGTTGAGGTGTTTAAGAACTGGATTTCGGTTGACCCAATTCTGATGTGTGGACGTGCAGTTGATTCTACAAACCACTCATTAATACCCAAATTCGAGGGGAATCTCAAAATGAACCTGTTTTGTCTTTTAGGTTCATAGGGTATGGGCATTTTCATTAGTAAATCTGCCATGGTATTTTCTTTCTTTTACTTTTTTATCTTTACTATAAATAGTGAGTTAGTGAAAAATTTTCTCTTTACTTAATTTTCAAAAATTTTATATCTTAACTAGGCACTTATCTAGTATTCTTTTTTTATTCCTCCTTTAGTAGAGTATGTTTTAATTGGTTCATCTAGTTTTTCAAAATGTTGCTTCATAGCTTCTACATTGCGTTCATCATCATCTGAAAAGCCTATAGTTGGCATTTTAACTGGGGCAAACTTAAATCCTAAGTCTTTCTTTAAAAATGCTTTCTTTTGTAATAAAGATGCCATTCCTTTAACATAAAGAACAAAATCTTCCATCGCCCTTACTTTTAACTCTTCAGGTTTCGCAGCACCTTTCTCTTCACCAAAACTTACAGGGTGGTACTTATTCATTTCTAAGTAAGATTTGATAAGTTCTGTTTCATCCATTTCATCTTCACCCGCAAACTCACGATATTTCTTGAGGTTTTTTACAAGCTCATCTTTGTTTAATCCCTCATAGTTTTTGATGATCATATTATAGATGGCTTGTTTAATGGTGTTTGGGTTGTGACCTCTCGCGGTGATTATCGCAAAAATAGACCCGTTATTGACGGCTTCCACAAAATCACTCCACGCCGGTCCCGGGTTTGCTCTTAATGAATCAATCAAAAAATCCTTATCTCCCTTTACAGTAAAATCCCTAAACGGGTCTGAAGAGTATTCGACAACAGTATCCCCTTTGTAGATGAATGGTTGTTCACCAAGTTTATCTCTCACAAGAGCAAAATCTTCAGTTGAAATACCGATTTCTTCACCTTCATCTGTAAGGGCATAAATCTTAGTTGGCATATGAACAATATTGTCATCCCAATCAAACGCGTAGTATTTTAGATCAGGTGTTCCATCAACTATTTTTTCTAAGAGTCTTGTTTTCATTTTTGTTTTTGGCTAAAAAGGGGGGTGTTACCACCCCCCAAATATATTAAATGTTTTCGAAAGATGCTCCTGTTGGAGTGATCAAGAACTCAATATCGATGAATTCAAGTGCTTTCGTTGGTTTTAAGTAGATTTTACCTGTCAAAGTGTTTCTATCTAAATCTTCAGGTGTAGAAGCCACAGTAACACGGAAGTCGTATAAACCTCTATCTCTTCTGATTGCATCCAAGATTGGGTTCACCGAATCCAAGAACTGTTGTCTTACAATCTCGTCATTCTGTTCGAACAATAATCTTACTGCCACAGCTGAAATAAGTTTTCTTGCTTGTAGAAGAAGACGTCTAACATTAAGTCTATTCAATGCGGTGTCTCTGATTTGAAGTGTTTTGTTACCCCAAATAACCGTACCCACGTCTGAGAAGGTTGCGATCGGGTTGATACGACCTTGGTACAATGTGTCTCTATCTTCCTGAGTCAACTTCAATCTTGCCTTCACAGAGTTAACAAGACCTCTTGTGTAACCCGCAGATGCGAACCATGGGAAAGAAATGTTATCTGTAAGAGCCAAGTTTCTACAAACTTGTCCTGTTGCTGGGATATAGATCTGAGTGTTGTTTACCGTATCACGTTCTAAAATCCAAGGATAGTATGTTGCCGTGTAAGAAGAATCAATACCGGTTTGATCCAAGTTATCTACCGATTCTTGAGGATATATGATTTCATACTGACTACCTGCATCTGCCGTGTACATGTTATAGTCAGGTGTTGTTGCGATATAAACAGAATCCGCTCTTTCATTTTCTACCATACCAATAGCCAACTCAACTAAGTTACTGTTGTTTACATAGTCAATACCTGGTGTTGCAAACACGTTAATGTTTGTAGATTCAGGGTTATTGAAAGAAAGAATACCTAACAAATATGCGTAGTAGTCAGTGTTTGCAAAATCTTGAGTATTGTTCGCTACTATAATTCGTTTAAATGTACCATCACCACTAGCCGTTGGGTATCTCTGAGTTTGAGTCGATCCTTGTAGGAAACCACTTGCACCTAACGCGAATCTGTCTTGGTTAGTTCTAAATGTTCTGTAAGCATCCCATCCATCAAATCCACCTTGGAAAACAAATGAGAACTTACGAGAATACAAGAAATAGTATGGGTTCTCTTGAGTTGCTGGTTCAGCATTAAAGTTAGCAACACCACAAACAAACGCCGGTGTTCCACTTGTTGCCTGTAAGTTACCAATAGTAATAACCGTTGCACCTGAGTCCATGTGGAAACCTTGAGTTTGGTAGTTCCATGGAATAGATGTTGTTGCAGTGTTCCAGTTAGTTACAGGATTTTGTCTTCCTTTGTATTGAACAAGATCTGAGTCAATACCAAACTGAGAAGAAATACCAAGATAAGTTCTTCTAACAACATCACCGTTAGATGTTACTTGATTGACACCGTAAGGAGAACCAAAAGGTGGATCCCAAATAACTTGTCCAGGGAAATAGTATTCATTTTTGATGATTGCGAACGGTGAAGGGTTCGAAGTACTTCCGTAAATTCTGTTTTCCAAACCACGGAAACCACAAGGTAGTGCATCGATTGGTGCTTCATCAGACATTTCTACCATAACAAATGTAGATACTAAAGGATATTCACCATCGAATGAACCAATTTTTTTACCAACAAAACTGTTGGATCCTGTATCTAATGTACAGTTAGTATATTTTTCGTAAACAATAGGATTCGCATCCGTATCGAAGAAATCACGAACTAAAACATCAAAAGTTTGATTCGCAAAAGAAATGTTTGCAATAGAAATTTTTACCTCTGTGTTAGCCGAGTTACCATCAGAAATGGTTCTAAATCTGAACAAGTCAAAAACTTTATTACCTCTAAGTTCAGAAACAACCCAAGGAGTGATCGGTGTTTGATATTGTTCAAGATACCAAGCAATAGATGTTGTTGATTGTTTGTCACGTGCTTCGGGTAATGAAACCAAATCACAGTTTAGACCTCTGATGTAACTCTTATTATAACCATAGTTTAATAAACCAGGGAAAACCTCCTCAACAAAGAGAGGAACTTCGAATCTTGATTTACTAAAGTTAGAAATACCAAGTACTTTAGAAATGTAGTTAGAATCACCAAGACCCATAGATACGTCAAAACTAAAGTCTTGACTAAGATATGTTACACCTGAAATTTGGAAGGTCGCATAAGGATTAGAATTAACTGCTGAGTAAGGACCCGTACAAATCATCTGAACATCAGTGAGACCTGTCACTTGATATTGAGGACCATGTTGTAACGCAGAATATTCAGAGATACCTCTTGATCTCATTGTTGCAACAACCAAGTTTTGGTATTGGGTGTAGGGTGTTGCACTGTAAATGAAAATTTCACCTGATAGAGTTCCTGCAAAAGTGTTGGATGCTCCTGTGAAATAGTTCGTGATTTGAGCATTCATTGAGTAACCCGAATAAATTTCAGATGATCCCGAAAAATCAAAGTTAGCATAAAACCATGGATCGTTAATACCATCACAAAGTTCGTTGTTCTCAAGATTCAAATTATCAACCCCATACACGTTGTTCAAATTTGGATATGCACCAAACAGTGCCAAGTAATCTGCATTTGGTAAAGAACCGTAGACTACAGATGTGTTACCTGAGATTGCCGTGTTACCTGATACACTTCTTGCAAAAGAATACAAATCAGCTGCAATGGTAGATGTAGAACCATCATTAAGCGTGTATGTTGTACCTGAGTTAATACGTATGATTGCAGGTGCCGATGTGGTAAAACTAAATGAGTTTGTTCCTCCTATTGAACTACCTGAGAAATTTACAGTAAACGGTATTGATGATGCCACGGTATCAATATCGATAGTTTCACAATCAGGATTCGCAGTTACACGGATAGACCAAGATGGACCCGCGTCATATCCGCTCAGACCTAAAATTCTTGTTACAAAAAGTTGGTTAGACTGTTGGAGATATGCTTTAGCGATGTAGGCAGCTTCATACTTGGGGATTTGAGTTCCAATAAATTTTTCAGGAACGGTTCCACCAAAATAAGTTTGGAACTCATCGTAGTTTGTTATAAAAATAGGTTCGAAAGCCGGACCTTTAAGAGTTTCGCCAACCAATCCTAAGGTTGTTACTCCGACACTCTGTGCCACAAAAGAAAGGTCAGTTTCTGAAGTGTATACACCAGGTGATACGAATACCTTTTGGTTGACTTGATTTGTTACTTGAAAGAACATAGTTTAGTTTTTTCTTATTCGGATTTATTTATTAATCATAAATATTTGATATTAACACAAAAAACTTTACTTCTTAATATGTATTAATATATAGGCGCCTTATTTTCTGCCTTTTTTATCTTTATGTCACAGAAAGATCGCCAAGTAAAAAATCTTAAAATTTCAGTTGATGTCCACGAAGTTTTAAAAACTTATTGTGACAAGAAAGGTGTTAAGATTTATAGATTCTTAGAAAACCTAATTTTAGAAACCTGTTCCAATGTTAATACACCAAAACAGATCCCCACTAAGAAACGGGAAATTAAAGATATCTACGGAGAAGATTAAAGTAGTTTTCCTTGGTATAGGATTGTCGCCTCCTCACCCTCATTAATTTTTGTAATACTTACCCTGAGAAGATCATTTGTGTTCAATTGTATTCTTTCAAGATCAGACCCATAATAGTCACCATTGATAGTCACATCCCAAGTTTCCACGTTATCAGAGGAAATTAATGTAAGATTTACAGTGTATTCTACCGAGTCATCAATTAGAGTATCATTGGTTGGTGTGTAGTATAAACGATACTCAAATTCATCAGGGTTTGGTGGAAAAAACTCATTTCGTCTCCCCTGTTTTACATTAACATCAACCTCAAACATTTGTAAAACTCTTGCAACAGCGGGTTTTACTTGAAACTCTTCTTCATCAATAAGGTATCCTAACATCGTAAAATCATAACTTTGCATGTAATAGTTTCTTCTGTCGAGGTCGATAACAGACTCGTCTGTCAAATTATTCATAATGATCGGAACGTATTGCCCTTTGATAAAAGTATACGCTTGGCGAGAAGAAAAAGTTTGTAAAACATTTTTATTAAAAGTGTTTAATTCTCTCATTCTGTTACAAAGAATTTTCACAGAAAAGTTAATATCTACAGGAACTGGTTGAGGAATGGTATAAACATCATAACCCTTTTGATTCCCATTCCAAGTTGGTACCGTTGCGTAGTAAAACTGTTTACGATTAGGGATTGTATATTGTGTTGAAGGATTTGTTCCGTATTTTACTTCGGGACTTCTAACTACAGTGATAAATGGAAGTTCTACGTTGAAGTCGGGATCTTTAAAGTTCCAAGTTTCAGTAAACTGAGACCACCTTTGATTTGTTATAATTTTATCGATAACACTAATGTCTTTTCCAGAAACGGTCGTCTTTAGTTCGTTTTTTACAAACTCGAGCATACCTAAATCCAAATCGGCGTGTAGAACACTTTTGGGTAAGTAAGTCCCATCTTTATTAATATATTCCAACAGTTCATGTCGTCTTGCCGAAAGAGTTTTCGGTGGGACAAGATCTATTGTTGGTTTTACTTGTTTAGGAAATCCCATTATGTACCAAAGAATTCATTTTTACTTACAGGTGTTGCTAATACTGAACGATAGAACGGTTTGTACCCCCCGTATGTATGTTTATTGTCGGAAACAACCTTACCATCATCAGAGACTGAATAGTAACGAACTTTACTTTCTGTTTCATAATAACCCAAGTAATCACCAAAGTTGATATCAACATTTAGTTGATCCAAATAAGACTGATAGATAGAAAATCTCATATTACCTGGTTCATCTTGTCTAATACGGCTATTACCCAAACGTTGATTTGTGGGTGCAAGAATTTGAACGTATCCTTTGAGTTCAATCGGTGGAAGAAACTGAATACCACCTTCGGGTACTTCACCATATACATCATCCTGTAGAGTTTTATATCTATCTATTCTGTAGAGTATAACAGTGAAATTCATATCACCCTCAAGCCATTCCTGACCCATATTAACATCTAAGGTGTAATCTTCACCTCCGAAAAATTTACCTAAGCGTGTGATTGGAACTAGTTTCTCCATTGTTGATATTCCTATATCTATAATTATATTTAAAAGGGAAAATAGTGAAGATTTTGATTTTAAGATATTTTCATCTAAATTAACCTGAATGAGTGGTACTCTAACCATAGAATCCAAAGCAATATCTATTCTTGAAAATTATCAAGGAGCGAACAACTATATCCTAAATCTCAAGATTAAGTTACAGGTAAACAAAAAGTTTTACCCTACTCGGGCACAATCGGAATACATCATTAATAATCACGACAAACAACCAAAGGTTGCCAAGAAGTGGGTTGTTTTGGATTCTTACTTCTCGAACAAAATGGCAAACGATAAATTTCTTATTGAGATCCCTGAAAGAATGTGGATTGAAAAACTCTTAGCGGAGAAAGATAAGTCATATCATGTTTGGGGTAAATTTTTTGAGAATGATTCACTATCGGATATTTGGGTTCCAAAAGCATCACTGATCAAGGACAATAAAGTCGAAATAAAAGACATTGACTATTCGAAATATTCTCATCGTCCACCTTTGGAACATCAGAAAATTGCTATTGAATCTCTTTTGAAAAACAAAAAGTATATTTTGGCGGATGACATGGGATTGGGAAAAACTACATCCACGATCATTGCATCATTAGAAACAGGTGCCAAAAAAATCTTGATTATTTGTCCAGCATCTTTGAAAATCAATTGGCAAAGAGAGTTTCAACTCTATAGTGATAAGTCAAGTTATGTGTGTGAAGGTAAGCACTATTCTGAAGATGCCGACATTGTCATTATGAACTATGATATCATAAAAAACTTTCATGATTCAAAAGACAAAAAAAACTCAATCATTTCAAAAACTAAATTTGATTTAGTAATCATTGATGAGGCTCACTACATACAAAACGTACAGGCACAGAGAACAAAGCTCATTAATGATTTGGTTAAAGATGTGGATCGCTTGTGGTTGTTAACAGGAACACCGATGACATCTCGTCCGATTAACTATTTCAATCTCCTATCTTTGGTTGATTCACCTGTTGCCAAAAACTGGATGGCATATGTTGTCCGATATTGTTCGGGGTATCAGTTCAAAGTTGGAGCTCGCAAAGTATGGAATGTTATGGGGGCATCCAACTTGGAAGAATTACGAGATCGTACAACATCCACAGTTCTAAGAAGACTTAAGGAAGATGTTTTAGATCTACCCGAAAAAATTATCACACCAGTTTATTTGAGACTTCGATCAAAGATTTATGAAGAACTCATGGGAGAATACTACAACTGGTACGATAAACACCCCGATGAAAGTAAAAACCTTTCGATTCAATTTACGAAGTTGTCACAAGTTAGGCAAGTTATTGCCGATGAAAAAACTCAACATACTATTGAACTTGCAGAAAATATTATAGAGCAAGGAAAAAAGGTTATTATTTTCTGTAACTTCACAAAATCTTTACAAACCATTTATGAACATTTTGGAAAACAAGCGGTAAGACTTGATGGGTCAATGTCAAAGACCCAACGACAAGATTCTGTTGATCGTTTTCAAGATGACGAAAATATTAAAGTTTTTGTGGGAAACATAAAAGCCGCTGGTGTGGGTATTACTCTCACAGCAGCAGAAGCCGTTATTATGAATGATCTTTCTTTCCTACCTTCAGACCACTCACAATCTGAAGATAGAGCATATCGTTATGGACAAAAAAATAATGTGTTAGTTTACTACCCCATTTTTGACAACACGATAGAAGGAATTATCTACGACATACTCAATAACAAGAAAAGAATCATCGCAACTGTGATGGGTGACACCCAAGATGAAACAAATGTGGTGGAAGAAATTTTAAGAAGTATTGCCGAAAGAAGATAATAACAAGGGTTTCTATTATTTATAAAGAAATACCTTAATATGCAACATTTACAAGAATCGGTAGAACGGGTTGAAAAACAGATTCTACAAGAACAAACAAAACAGGAGTTAAAAGTTTTGGTTACAGAAATGAAAAAAATAGGGATCGAAAAACTCCCTTACTCCTACTCAGCCCTGAAACGTTTTATTGATCCCGAGACAATGAACGTTCACTACAACAAACACTACAAGGGTTATGTCGACAAACTAAACACCCTTCTTTCGAAAAGAAAGGGAGATAAAGATCTTGAGAAGATTGTTAGAAATATATCAAGATATCCCAAAGGGATACGAGATAACGCTGGTGGAGCATTCAACCACGCACTATTTTGGAACATGTTATCTCCTCAACCTACTGAAGTAGGACCCGAGATAATGAAGAAAATCAAAAAAGACTTCGGATCTTTTATGAAATTTAAAAAAGAGTTTGAGGATGTTGCTAAACAACGTTTCGGTTCGGGTTGGGTTTGGTTAGTCCTTACAAACAAAGGAACTCTGAAGGTTATGTCAACACCCAACCAAGACAATCCACTAATGAATATTATTGAAGGTGGGGGATATCCTTTACTTGGATTAGACCTATGGGAACATGCCTATTATTTAAAATATAAAAATAAAAGAGACGAATACATCAAAAACTTCTGGATTGCCGTAAATTGGCCCTTCGTAGAAACTATGTACACAATGAAAACAGAAACATCTCTTTCAGAATCCGTAGCCCTCGGAAAACTTTTAAAAGAATCAAAGTCCGAGTCTTGCTCAAGAGTTGAAACCGAAATTTACCGAATGCTATTCAACGTAAACAAACAAGCAAGAAACATTTATAAGAACACCATCAATGATGTTCTGAAAAAAACATTTCCCGACAAATACCACACTAAAACTGAAGGTGGTGAAATACCGGGTATCTACAACTTAGAAAAACCAGGAAGATCTGTGATCAACTATATGAATACCAACTATTCGGTTTTTTGTCTCATGGTTCGTGATTTGAACAAAGTTGTGACAAACTTGGGTGAACCATTGTTAGATTTTACAGACAAGACACCGGCAGAACAAGTCAAAGAAGTGAAAAGAATGTGTAACTATATTGAGTCGTTCAGAGAAAGAATCTTCAACTCGGATAGTGCAACATTTAAAAATATCATGAACACCCTTAAAGAAAAAGATTCCATAGGGACTAAAAGGGAGACCTCAGCAAAAATGGTTATTGAAAACAACCTACCAAATGCTAAAGTTGATACTACAGCGGGTGCCGGTAAAGAAAAAGATGCTTTCCAAAAAATTGATATGGAAATTTTTATGGATTCAAAAAAACACACCGCACAGGTTAAAGGTTTTGATCAATTGGTCCCTGAAGGTAATAAACTTACCGTTACTAAAACAGGTGAAGTAGAAAAATATAATGTGGATTGGATGGTTTTTATTAGAGGAAAACATGTAATAATTTTCAAAAACAATCCAAATATAGTCCTTGGACAATACGTATTTGACAAAGAAGACCTACTTTACGATTTTGGTGGCTAATGACTATTTATAGTTATGTCAGTTATACCAGAACCCGAAAGAAGCAAACTTTACACAAGAGTTAAGCATCAACTTGGTGCACCTCTAAGAAGTGTTGAAATTGAAGATGAGATGATGGACTCATTAATGGAGTTTTCAATTCAAGATTACGAACAATATACATTAGATTGGCTCATAGAGTCTCAGTGGGTTAACTTGGTTAACCTAAACATGAAAGAACAATCTGTTGCGCGTGCATTGACCACAAGAACACTCAATTTTGAAGACCAGTTTGCGTATGCATATTCTAAAATAGTTGGACTACAAACTGTTGGTCCTTGGGTTATTAAAAAAGATTACTTTATTTTGAGTGCAAACACTCAGTCTTATGAAATTCCAGCGGGTAGAGAAGTAAATGAACTTTTATGGTTCTCGAACAGACCATTTCAAAACTTAGCCCTTTGGGGTACAACTGACTATGGATTTGGAGGACTTGGGTTAGGGGCTAACCAAGCGGGTTATGCTCAAATGGGAAATGCTGGTTCATATTTTATGATGAGTGGTTTTGACTACTTAGTTAGAGCCCAAGAGGCGAATATCTTAAATAGAATACTTGGTAGTGAACTAACTTACAAAATCACAGGGTTACCTGATGGAAAAAAAATGATTACCCTTTACAACGCACCTGGTAGTAACTTCTCTTGGAGTAACTATTCTCAATACACGGGAAAGGCGGTTTGGTATTGGTACTATGATGTGGATGGTGATAGTAGAGAACAATGTTTAAAAGACAACCCCGACATTATTAAACTACCCTCTGATGTTCCGTTAGAGGAACTTTCTTGGGAAGATTTGAATTCACCTGCAAAACAGTGGGTTAGAAGGTGGTTTGTTGCCTATGTAAAAGAAACCCTTGCGAGAGTTCGAGGAAAATACAGTGGTAATCTTAAAACCCCTGACAGTGAAATTGTGATGGACTATCAATCCTTACTCACAGAATCAAAAGATGAAAAATCTAAACTCGAAGAAGAACTAAAACTACGTCTTGAGAGATTGCGTCCTGAAAATCAAATGAAGAAGGAAGCAGAAATTGCCGAAAACTTAAACAAACAAATGAAGTTTAGGGCAATGCCAAGACAGATCTATGTAATCTAATATATGGCAGTTATAAAAAATACACCAGCACAAAGAGTCATTAATGGTAAAATAATAAACACTTCCGAAATTGCGGTCGTGTCTGAACCATTTTATGAAACACACGGAGAAGCTTGTATCGTTATACGAGGAGTTGATTATGCCAAAGTAAGATTAGATCACCTATCTACAGATCATACGGTCATCAAAGCGATGACAAAAGTCCTTATCGTACCCGACTATGGTTATATCGATGAAGAATACGATGAAATGTTGATAGACAAAGGTGCCTGTGTGGAACTTAGGTTCTGTGCAGGAACTTGGTATATTATCTCCTCGGATGGTCTTAAGAACTCGTAAGGGGAATATTCTTCAAATCTTTAACACTGATACTCTGTAAGTTTGTGGTACCTCGTGCCATAGAAACAAACACCCCCTGATTCGACAAATGTTCGAACACATAGAACAAGTAATCAGGAATAACCAAATCATGACGTTTAATTGTCACCCCAATATGTTCGGGTAAAAACTCACGAGTAGGTCTACCAACCTTATTTGCACTCCCTTTACGAATCAACCAAAAATCGGCATCGGGGTTATTGACCTTTAGATCAACTATATGTTTCAGTTTCATATTGGTAAATATACCGCTCCCAACCTTGTTCGGCCAAATCATACATATAATTTTCTGAGAGATCCCGTTTTTCCCAATATTTTACCTCACCATCAGACAAAGTCATTACCTCATCCAATTCATCTTGATCTCCAAGACCCATTGGATACCCGTTGATCAACTCACATTGGGTGGTTGTAAAAATACCTCGATCATCAGGGTTATTGACTAGTAACCCATTTCTGATTTCATCTTTAAAACACACCAATAGAGGTTCGATCCTTTTGTTAAATGTGGTGACCGCTCTTGCAACATTGTAGTCACCCGTCATCTCAGGGTTATTTTCAAGATCTGCAGGATCCAAGATATAACAATTAAGTTGAATTCTTGACTCAGTATCCATTAAAACCTCACCGGTCTTCTTAAAGTGTCTTTCTTTTTGAAGTTGACTGTATTTCTTGGCGGGTATTTTTTGAACATCACCATGAGATGCCTTTTCACCGTTATTTACATACATAATCAAATCCCCCAAGTTTACGTTCATCTTGTGATGTATGGCGAGTTCCATGTGAGCTTGTCGGGACATCAGAGAACCCGCTTTAGTGGTCTGTGTACAACGAACTTTATAATCCTGTAGTGTTTGTTTAATCTTAGCCTTTTGAGCAATCTGAGCAAGTGGGATTTGTTGGTTGTAAATTTTCTCCAAGTATTCGTAGTAGTGTTCAACAAACTCCTTACCCTTACCCTCAAGTAACATCTTTATACCCTTGTCCAAAAACTTCTCGATGTAACCCGGTAGTTTCTTTGACTTAATAGAGTTACCCGTAAGTTTGATTTTACCCTTGTAATCCATAACCGCATAGTTCTTACGAGCAAGGTTAATACACGATGGCCATACACCATCGGTATCCAAAGCCATTTCTCCCCTCATAAAGATGTCATTGTATTCTGCAACATCCGCTTCAGGACCTTCATAGACTTTACCAAGTTTAACCTTCCAATTCAATCCACGACCGACATAACTGCGAGACTTTGCACCCTCAGGTAGAGAAAAGTTCACACCGTCCGTATCCATTACAAGGGGGGTATAACCACGAGCCATAAAGAACTTAATCATTTGACGAAGATATTGACGACCAGTACAGGTGATTTGTTCACCCATATACATGTCTCCCCATGCAAATACCTGTGGAGCAGAGAGTGCACCGAACATAGAGTTAATAAAGATTTTGATAGGGAGTTGTTTGTTTCCGTATGATTCAGATTTTTTTCGGTCGGTTTCGTAAAATTCCTCAGCAAGTTCTTTGTATTTGATACGAGTATCACGAAAGTACTTAAGCATACCTTTCATCGCACCTGTTACGTCACAAGCGGGGAATACATCGTGTACGAGCTGAATAGAGGGGTATAGAGACGAGAAGTCAAGTTTTAGGACATCCTTTGAGTATCCGACCTTTAAGAGTCGTGAGAGACCTCCTACGAAGTCTGTCTTACTTTGTTTTGATGGGATTGCGAGGTTGTGTTTGTAACTCCACGCAAGCATAAGCATCTTCCACAGAGTTGCAGTTCCCATCGTAGATACCCTTTCGTATGTGGTGGGGATCATTGCAGCAAGAAGGAATGATCCTTGGTTGAACTCCTTATCAACTTTTAGGGTCTCCTCTAAGTCATCTTGAAGGTATCTTTCGACAATGTCAGCACCATCGGTTAATACATAAGTGTCGGGAAACTTTGTATCTAAACCTTCAAACGATCCCTTCTTACGGTATTCACCGTTTTTGATATTGAGCCAATATTCTTCTTTTTCGGTATACATCTTACCGATACTATCGTGGTTGATATAAATCCGGTCAGGTTCTTTGGCATTGATAAACTCTGAGATGTACTTAAGACCCGCAGACTTGATGGATGAGTTGATTGCCTGTGCTCGTCTAACTGCGTGGATTATATCAATAACGTTATACCCCCAAATAGAAGTCTGCATAAAGTCCTCAACCTCATTCGCGAGTTTCAAAAGGTTTTTCTTTTGAGAGATAGAATGTTCAGGGTGGAGTGACTTAACAATCTTTCTGATGTCAATCCCCAAGATACGACAACGTTCGAAAATCCAATACCAGTCAAAGTTTGCTGAGTTGTACCCACCGATGATACTTGGTTTTAGTTTATTGATAATATCAAAAAACTCTATAATACCTTTCTTTTCATCTTCTTCATTGATACACTCAATAATCTTATTGTAACCCTTATTAGTACGAATACCGATCATGAAGATACGACCGTCCTTTGGTTCGAGTGAAGTTGTCTCCAAGTCATATACCAAACGAGTTACCTCATCATAATCCTCGTATCCCTTGAATAGTCGTTTCTCTTTTGAGATGAAGTATTGCTCAACAGGGGGGAGAATAAGGATTTTTTCACGATACTTATCTCCCCATGGATCTGCTCCACCATCACGGAAAAACTGAATAAGATGACGATAACCTTTCAAAGATTTAACCATGTAGGTGAGACCCTTTTCCATACGTTCATCACCTTTTGTATCTAACTTGGTGATAACGATACCGTGTTTGGTCATCGCCTCTTTCTGTGTTGACTTGGAGTTTCCGTAGAAGTTCAAACCTCTTAGGTCTCCAACCCAACAGAATGGGATGAAGGTATCTTTTCGAATCTCTTTTCCCTTACCGGGTATTTCTTTGATTTTATAAATTGAGTCCGACGCGTAGTCAAACTCTACAGCCACGATAAACTCTTCGGGGTCATTACCTTCCAAGAAGGCACTAATTTCTTCAGGTGTAGTCATACTATCAGTTTTACCGAGTGACACATTTTCTTCCACACAATGTGGAGTTTGTCTTACTCATTCACCGATAAATATACGATAGAAATGGGGGTTGTCAAAATTAACAACAAGGAGATTCAGAGATGAAACTATCCTCTACGTTGATATAAAGTTGTTCTCTGATGGGGACTATAAGATTACCTTGTTGTGTACCTAACAAACCACTTTGTTTGATTAGGAACTGACCAACATACCTACCAGGTGTGTTTGTGTCCCTTGAGGTAAATTGATAATAAATGTAATATTCAGTCGGTGCACCGTCTGCTTGTATAAGACTGACTATCGAGCAGGGTGAAGAAACTATCTTGGCAATACCTGTTGCCTCATTAATCATAGAAAAATAGATGGTTGAGAGCTCCAAGGTCTCCATTAACTCTTGGTAACCAGCTCTACCATCTTTAACGACCTGCATTTTCAAAACAGGTAAAGTCGCATTTTTTCTAATAAAAAACTCCATACAAAGATAAATACTTTGTTAGGACTCTTTTCTTAACTTACCGTCGTAGAAATCAAATCTATCATGTTCTGTTGGTGTTAGAAGTAACATTGCGGGATTTAGATTTCCTTTTGCGGTTTCTTGGTACATGTAACTCATCCAAGTTTGTTCGAATGGGTGAGCCCACTTTTCAGTTAAGAACATTTTTTTGTTTCCGTGACGGGTTACAACTTGAGGCCAGTTACAGTAGTATATTTCACCATCAACAAATGGAATACCCTTATGAGTTCTAATATGTTTGAATAAAGTTCTTGGTGCGTTTGGATCTTGTCCTTGAACTGGAAGTTGTGATTTTTCGGGCCATCTCTGTTCACGATAAACTTGTGGTACATTATACCAAGACCACTGAACACCATTGTCACCATAAAACTCTGAATAGTTGAATTTTAAGAAATCGTAATGATGTTTTTTGGTAATCTCTATTGTTGAGTTGTACAAGTCAGGGACATATCTATTGAATCCGTTTCTACAAACCTCACCTTTTTTGGGGAAGAAAAACATATCATCTTCAAAGAAGAAGTAAAAATCAAAACCATTTTCATCAGCATGTTCTGCAATCCATTGTCTACCACCACAGATACCCAAATTGTCCTTTTTAATGTGTTCAAAACCATGTTCGACACACAACTCTTTGTACCTTTCGGTTGTTGTTAAATCTGATGAGTTGTCCAACAAAAACTTTTTTGGTTTCGTAACAAAGTTTTCATCGTAAGCATACATTGACTTAATCAATGTTTCAAACTGTTTTGGACTGTTAAAAGTTATGACGTACAAGGCGGCGTTTTCTTTTTTCAGATCGTCATTAACAGGAACTAAGTTTTGTTTGTTTTTTCTAACTAACCTGTCGTTTTTCAAATCTTCAAAAAACTTACCAAATAAACCATTACCTTCTATCTCAAAATAATCCACCATATCTGCGTGTTTGTAGACCATAATAGAAAAGAGAGATTCCTCAGTTCCCATTAATCCTTGAGACAGTGTTGATGACATAAGACCCCAATATATTCCGTTAATATCCCCAATAGAGTCCTTAGGTCCACCAAAAAATCCTCCTCTACCAACTAATTCAACTTTATTACCCGTAATTTGATTTATTTTCGGAAAACTAAATCCATGTATTTCGGTGTTTGCCTCATAGGGAAAACAAACAAATGAAAACTTGTTAATGTATTTTGGAAGTTTATCCAGAACTTTATCGTGTGTAAAATAACCAGGATGAACTGTGTTTGTTAATCCAGCATCAATCCAAAACAAATGTTCTGAGTTCCACGGATCCATTAACTTAGCATCATGTAGTAAAAACATTTTTGACATAACAAGTGGATTGTACATGTCTAGTTTAGCTTGAGTTGAATCTCTTAACCAACCCGACTGATTTAACCAATCTTCACTTGTTCTTATTTTTTGTATTTTGTCATAGAAGTCATTCTTAAACCAATCTTGACTACGGGCAACAAATAATGTGTTCTCAGGATTACGTCTAACCATAACAAAAGAACGTAGTTCTTCGTCACCGTAAATTATCATTGGGTTATCAACTTGTAGAAGTTGTTCAAATTTTTCAAGGTAATGGTCAAAAGTTCTTGACCAACCCTCAGTCAAAGAATCTCTTCTAATGTTCCAAAGTCCTGTTACTAAAGTAATTTTCTTTGTGGTTTCTTCAACTTTTTTCACCTCTAATACGGGGGACTCTAACTCGTTGTAGATTTCTTGAGGACAAGCAATTAGATCCTGTCCAACAAACTCAACATGATATTTGTGTTGAGATAATTTTTCTAAAGATGTTTGTTGTTCTTCTAATGATAAATTCACCCATTCCATTCTAATCAACATTGGACGGTATTTTTCAATATCCAACTGATCAAATATTTTGAAATCATGACCTTCAGTATCAAGTTTAAAAACATCAAAATTTGTAATGTTATGTTTAGAAAATAAGTTTTCCAAAGTCATACATGGTACATCAACAAGTTTTCCATACTTTTCAACAACTTCTTTATCACCTTCTGAACCCAAACCATTTTTTGGTGGATAAACAGCACTCATACCGTAAAAACATTGATGTACAGAACCCGAATCTATCGCACTCTGATCAATGGTTAACATTTGTATTGATCCGTTATAAACGGATATTGCCGCGTTTTCAAAAATGTTTTTCCCGTTGTTTAAGTTGTTTTTAAGTCTTTCGTATAGATATGGAATTGGTTCCACGTATAAACCCGAAAAATCGTACATACCGCTATAACCTGCGAGTTCATCAAACATCAACCCATCCATGGCTCCGATGTTTATTGTAAAAAGTTTTTCTCCTTTACGACCTTTCTCGTGGAGAATTCTATCAAAAATATCACTCATATATCAAGTTCTTTTTCAAATAAGTGCACAAAGTGCGTTAAATTTTTTATTGATTCGTTGTCAAACACAGGTGTTTTTTTCCAATAATCATCATGGTACCAAGTGTTAAATACAAACGTTTTAAAGTTTTCGGGTTTATCTTGAACAATAAAAGATATTATCGCTTCGTGATTAATAATATGATCATTGTTTAAAATGTGATCTCCTAAAGTTTCGAACTCAGATAAAAACCATTTCATTTTTGAAATATGACCACCAAGAATACCACCTACAGAAATACTTCTTTGTTGGTAAGGTTTCCCGACCACCTTAGATGCAACACTCATATTGTGTGAAAACATGGTGTTAGAACAGTTTAAAAGTTTATCACCAATATATGAATTTATTTTTTGGAACAGAGTTGGTTGAAATAAATTCAGATATGAGTAACACTCGAACGTTCTTGACATCCCATCACATTTATCTTGGTGTGGGTTGTATTTGTCTAAAAACAAACCCGGATGTGAAAGTCCAATATCAATCCAATAAATGTACTCGTAAGTCTCATCATACTCCTTAGATAAGATATGAAACTTATTCCAATCGATCTCATGATAAAATAAAAAGTTATTTGTACGAGTTTTTATATCAATCATTTTTTCACTTTTGGGGTAATCCTTTAAGTTTGAAACTTTAATAACCACATTAGAAAGTTCAAATTTACTACAGTGTTCAATTAACAAATCATATTGTGTTTCATTACAATAAACAACTATGTCTAAACCTGTGTTTGCAATAGTCCTCAAAGAATGTAGATATCGTTCGTGACGAGCAAATGACTCGTGAGCAAAATAAGGAAACCCTTTTACGTCAGTGTAGAAAGCCGTGACTAATTTTGTTTTCATTTTCTAATCATGTATTCCTCAAGAACTAATGCGTCAAGTTCTGTCTTATGAAACACCTCTAAAGCGTCTCTATACGTTGATAAAATGGGTTTCCCATCCACGTTGAAGGAGGTATTCAATAATACCCCAACACCTGATTTCTCTTCAAATTTAGTTAGTAAATCATATAACCACGGGTTTTGTTCTTTAGTTACTGTTTGTACTCTAGCTGTACCATCTACGTGTGTTATTGAAACTAACGTTTCTCTCCACTCTTCTCTAACTTTAGGACAGAATCCCATCCATCTACTTTCACCCTCAAATTCAAAATATTTTGAAACATCCTCTAATCTAACAACAGGTGCAAATGGTCTATACCATTCTCTATGTTTTACTTTTTGGTTCAAAATATCTTTCATATCTGGTTTAGTGGGATCACAGATAATACTTCTATTTCCCAAAGCTCTTGGTCCATGTTCAGATGTACCACGGACTACACCAACAATTTTACCTGATCGAATGTATTCTACAAGATAATCCACATCTAAAGGAATTGAGTTCCAATGATGTTCCAAAATAGACATTAAGTTGTCATCATCTAAAATAGGAATACCTGCATAGGTTAAATCAACCGCACTTTGTGGTTTCATTTTTGCCAGTAACAAACCAGAGGCAATACCACAATCGTTTGGATTTGGTGGTACAAAAACAGGTCTGTCAAGTTCTTCTTTTAATCTTGTATTCAACAAAATATTTAAGGCGCATCCACCAACCATGATCAATGGTAAGTTAGGGTATTGATTTAAATATGGTTGGATTAGATTAATTGTAATTTCTTCGAAGGCAATCTGAGATGTTTTTGCCAAGTCCCAAGCTGTTTGTCCTTCTAAACGATTTGATCTATCAAAGATCAATCCTGTTTTTTCACTCAAAATCTTTAATAACTCAATATAGTTATTTCCATCTGGTTTTGCCAAATAATAATCTTTCATTGGTTGTAACCACTCTTCTCTTAGATTACCGTAAGAACATAATCCCATAATTTTACCGGAATACACCAAATTACCAATATTCAGTGCGGGTTCTAACTTAACATCGCTTAAGTAGTCACCAAAAGACATATAAGGAAACCCCATATCAATACCTAAACGAGCAACCTCATTTATAGTATTTCTGTCAGATGCATGGTAAATATTGAAGAATCCATCGTTACCACCTCCGTCATAGGAAACTATAAGTGCTTCAGAATAATCGGTTTGGTAAAAACCACATGCAGCATGAGATCCATGATGTAGTAATTGTTCGTAGTTTTTTGCTGGTATTAGTTGTTCGTAGTGAACTTTTTTAGGACCTTCGATTGTATCAGTGTTTAGAAAATAACAGTTTTCATATTCATAAATACCATAAGTTTTTTCAACCCATTTAACAATTTCCTTTAGTAAAAAAGGTCTTGTATGTGAAACCAAGTATTGTGCGTATCCCGCATTTTTAACGTTTAAAAAACGTTCAACCTCAATTACACAAAGTAGTTTACCGTTTTCCTCCACAGCAACCGCGGAGTTATGAGATCCATAAAAAGATATATTAGCCATTAGATAATTTGTTCATACATAGTATTAATATTTAGATGGGGAACTTCTGAGTTTGGAATTTCACAATCTAAAAATTTACAAAAAGGTTTCCACCCATCTGTTAATTTATATATTAAAACTTCTTTATTTTTTTCTGTTATTATTGATAAAACTTTTTGTTTATGAATTTCAAACAGTTTTTCGTAGTTGTTTTCATCCATAAAATTTTCCGAAAAAGTTTCGTGAAGTGAAAGAAAATCTGTGCGAGTTGTCAAAGCCATATTCGCACGAAGTTCTTCATTCATGTATTGGTTATACATACGTGTATAATTTAGATAAAGATTAACTTTTTTCCATGAGTCAAAAGTTTCACCGAAATCTTTATCTATATAGATGAACTTAGGGTTGATATCCTTTCGGTCACAAATTTTTTCAATAAATGATGGTACAAAACAAGGTGTGTCAGCAAAGAAATTATGACCATCATTTAATCTATTTTCCACTGTTGTTACTGGTGCGTGTTTAAATTTGTACCCACATTCGTGTGCCATACGACACAGGGACTTAGTCCCTGTGCGTGGTGGCGATACTACAAAATAAACTGTGTTCATTATAGATTACCTGTTAATCTTTCACACCATCCTTTACTCGTTGAGAAAGGCCAAACAACCCAATAAGCCGGTTTAGATTCGGTTTGGAACTCTCTCCAAACTTTACCATAACCATCAGGATCATTCATTATACGTGCGATTTCAGCTTTGTCAGCGTCTTTTCTAAACAACGTTTCATCATTTGCTCCGTGGAATGCTACCACCCAAAACTCATAATCCTTCTCAGGTACAGATCCATAATTTACGTCAATACAGTGTTTGAATACCGAAGCAAAGTTTTTCTTCCACTCCTCTTCTGTTTCATAGTTGTATGGGTTAGGTGGGTAATGTTTGTCAAGTGTGAATTGTTGAACCGCTCTTTTTTCAAAAAGGAGTCCTGAGTATTTTTCATAATCTCTTAAACTTCTCTCAACTCCAAATCCATATAGACCATCGTGACCTTCCTGATCCAAACCGTCCATTCCAAATAGTTTTCTATTTAAAAGGTGTGATTTGTTATTTCTATCAACCCATTTTTTGTCGTCATCCCATTGTTTAGTTCTTCCTTTACGTGTGTATTCGTGCCAAATCAAAACCTTGTGTGGGTGAAAAAGATCGTATCCCCAAGTGTACGCTCTCGCTGCGATTGAAATTTCCTCACCATGGAAATAATACTCAGGATTGTGTTGAACTTCGGTGGAGAACTGACCTAGTGTAAATGCGTAGTGAGCTGAATAGAATCTAGCGGGTACTGGTTCTTTCATATCCCTCCAACCAGGAATCGTTTCAGGTAGGAAAAATACAGCACCTTCAGGGATAAAACGATCAAAAACCATTCTCCAGGGTTCTTGTATTCTTGCTTGGGGATCGTTATCAGGATCAAATGATGATACATAACCAGTCAAAAGAGGTTTCTTATGACCTTTCTTTTGAAGTTGTTTGACCATCTTAATCATTTCGTCATCCCAATTTGGTGCGAAACGCATGTGTGAATCAATTTGAAGAGTGTATTCCTCTCCTTGGTAAAGTTGTTGAACTAAGTTTCTCGCCCAACAAACACCCTCAGCCTCTTCATGTGGGATGTTCAAGATACGAAACCGAGAATCTTTTTCGTACTCAGTTAAATCGTCAAATTTATCATCAGGGTGAAACTGTCTTGCAACTCCGATTCTTAAGTTTTTGGGTCTCTTAGCGTTTTCCAACATATTCTTAATCGTGTGAATAAGTTGGGGGTCACGATATGACGCGATTTGAACAAATATTTTCATGAAAATCTTCTTTTTCAGGAAAAATATAAAAAATCACAATTTTGTGAATAGAGATTAAGAATTACATCTACCAAGATTAATAATTATACCATCTTCTTGAACTTGGTAGACAACATCATTCATATAATCATGAAAATGTTTACCTATTAAAGTCTCAAACTCGGTGCAATTTGAATCAGAAAAAACAAAACAACCAAACTCTAACTTAGAACACTTTGAAAATATTGTCAACACACCTGTGTTACAAACTTCGTTGATGTCATCTTCCAGTCCATTCACATTGTATGAATAGATGGTGGTTAAAACCGAAGACGGACTTGGGGTTGGTCTTGGTGGTTGGGGTGTTTTACTTGGGGTTGGCTTCGGTGTTTTCTTGAACAACGATAAAAACCATTTTACTAATTTTTTCATAGATCAGATTTCTTTGTTTTAATATGGACACCAAGACCTCAACTATTAACTACAAAACGATGAAGCTACGAATGTGTATCCACAACCGGTTGCTGTAAATGTATATGTTGTTGTAAACCCATTGTTACCCTCATCGTAGAACGATACACCTGGACCACTTATACCAATTTCCAACTCAGAGAAGAATATACCATTACCCGTACATATTGGTGGTGGAGTAATAGCGTTTCCTTCAATTTGAACCACATCACCAGGATTGATTTGGAAATTACCAGTATAAGTTCCCGATGGTGCCGAAGTACCCCAAGAGTATATAGTACTACCATTAACTTTAATAAATCCTGTGGTTTTAGTACAAATGGTACTACTTACTTGACAAGCAGTCACGTTGTGGGTGTATGTTGATGTCACACAAGAAGTAGGTGTTGGTGTTTTAGTTTGTGTAGGTGTCTTAGTCGGAGTTCTAGTTAGAGTTCTAGTTGGTGTCGGTGTAAATGTTCTTGTTGGTGTCACACTTGGTGTTGCGGTGTTTGTCGGTGTTACTGGTGGTGTAGATCCACCTTTACAACCGTTACCACTAACTCCTCCACAAGCACCACAATCATCGTAAGCATTTGCTCCATCTTGGTATGGTTGGTTATTAGTTTCACCAACACCCAAGAATACACCATTAAATGATACCGTCACATATTCACCTTCTGGTGGTTCAACTATATTGTAACACTTCTGAGACAAACTAGTCTGACCTGATATCGCCCAAATACCACTACTTGGTATCTGACTCGCCTGACTATTCAAGTAAGTTATTTGGAATATCTGACCTGGTGTATTACAACAACTATCTTGAACAAATACTGAGTTTAGAGTATTACTTGCGGTAGGAGTCGGAGTTGGAGTTCTGGTTGGTGTCACTGTTGGTGTTGGTGTTGGACAGTATGCGTCACAGGTTGACGTTCCACAATTGTTTCCTGATAAAACTTCATCCACTAAATAAGTTCCTGTATCACCTGGAGTTAGACCTTCAACAAAATAACATTGTCTTCCATCACCAATATTTACAATAACGGTGTCATTTAAAGAAATTGTGAATCCGACTGACCTAATTTGTACATTCGCAGTTTGTTTATTATCACAACACGAAATTAAATTACCTATGTAGTAATATACTGGTGATGTTTCGGTTGGTGTTAGTGTTGGAGTTGAAGTTACAGCCGGTGTCGGTGGAGGTGTTTCAGTCACTGATGGTGTTGGAGTATTAGTTGGTGTTGTCGTAGATGCCGGTGTTTGAGTTACTGATGGAGTTACGGTAGATGTAGGTGTTTCAGTCGGCGTTGTTGTCGATGCTGGTGTCTGAGTCACCGAAGGTGTTACAGTGCTTGTAGGAGTCTGAGTTGGCGTTGTTGTCGATGCCGGTGTTTGAGTTACTGATGGAGTTACGGTAGATGTAGGTGTGTATGTAGGTGTAACTGTCGAAGTTTCTGTTGGTGTATTTGTTGGAGTTACTGATGAAGTTGGTGTGAATGTTGGTGTAACAGTTGGTGTTTCTGTTGGGGTATTCGTCGGGGTAACCGATGAAGTTGGTGTGAATGTTGGCGTAACAGTTGGTGTCTCTGTTGGGGTATTCGTCGGGGTAACCGATGAAGTTGGTGTATTCGTTGGTGTTACTTCCGCAGTGACTGATGGTGTAACAGAGGATGTTGGAGTATTTGTTGGGGTATTTGTTGGTGTTACAGTCGACGTAACTGTTGACGTTGGTGTTTCTACAGGTGTTCCTGTTGGAGTGTTTGTTGGAGTATCCGTGATCGTTGGTGTTACTGTTGCCGACAACGTTGGCGTTTGTGTTGGAGTCTCACTAATTGTTGGCGTTGGTGAAGACGTTGAAGTTGGTGTCTGAGTTGGAGTGTCAGTAACTGTTGGGGTGTTTGTCGCAGTTTCACTTGGTGTTCCAACAGGAGTACCCGTTGGAGTATTAGTTGGAGTATCTGTTACAGTTGGTGTAACTGTAGTGGTTAAACTTGGAGTGACCTCAGGGGTTCCTGTTGGAGTGTTTGTTGGTGTATCTGTTACAGTTGGTGTTACAGTTTCAGTAAGAGTTGGCGTGTTTGTTGGTGTTACCTCAGGTGTTGCGGTTACTTCAGGAGTTCCTGTTGGCGTTGTTGTAACTGATGAAGTTGGTGTTACCTCAGGTGTTGTGGTTACTTCAGGAGTTCCTGTTGGCGTTGTTGTAACTGATGAAGTTGGTGTTACCTCAGGTGTTG